CTTCCAGACGCACATTTTGGCGGGCGATGAGATTACTGCGGGCGTACCAACATTGCCTGTCAGGTTCCTGTGGGATTATCAGGAGCCAGTAGACAAGACATGGACAGAAGTTTCTGATATAACAGACATATGGACGGTCGTGCAGGACGCGGCGTAAAGGAGATTTAGATGGCTATAACCATTACAAAGCCACAGCTAGGCGGTTCAGAAAACCAGTGGGGTTCTATTCTGAATGATGCTTTGGATGAGATTGTTTTAGAGATAAACAGCAATGCTGACGGTACAAACACAGTCACACCTAATCTTGGGTCGGGTTGGGAAGTTGGTGGCGTAGCAGTTACGTCAACTGCGGCAGAGCTAAACATCTTAGACGGAGATACAACAGCAACATCTACAGTAATTGCTGATGCTGACCGCGTTGTATTCAATGACGCAGGCACGATGAAGCAAGTCGCCATGAGCGATCTTAAAACATACATCAATGCCTCTGTGGGTTCTGGTTCGGTGACAAGCGTTGCAATGTCAGTTCCAACGGGCCTGTCAATCAGTGGATCACCAATCACAACGTCAGGCACTTTAGCCGTCAGTTTGGCTAGTGGCTATGTAATTCCACAGTCGTCACAAATTCCATCAACATCCGATATAAGCAACTGGAATACGGCGTATGGCTGGGGAAATCACGCTTCTGCGGGTTATCTGACATCTGTACCAACAACAAATCTGTTTGGCGTTTCTCAATCATGGCAATCAACAAGCATAAGCACCCAGACTTGGTATCAAAACTCTAGTTCTAAGGCTCAGATGTGGTCAATCAACCAAAACCCAGGTGGTAGCACGGTGCGCATAGGATCAAGCACTAGCAACTATGTTACTATTAATCAGAATGATGGTGACAGCGGTGAGAGAGTCCCCAATATATTTATAGTCCCACCAAGCCATTACTTTTATCTCAACAGTAGTTCTACCATTTTATACCAACATAAAATGGCTTAAACGACAGGATAAGTTAATATGCCTTTAAGATATATAATAGACGCAGCTAATGAATACATTGTGCAAGACAGTGGCAATGATCCTATGCCAGACTTACCAGAGGGTGCAGTTGAAGTAGATGCGCGTCCATCACCATACCATGATCGTGTAGGTGACGTATGGGTTGAGAATACTGCGCGAAAAACAGAGGCTCTTTCACAGAATGCACGCGCACAGCGTGATAATAAGCTGACACGCGAAATAGACCCAATCGTCACCAACCCATTACGCTGGGCAGACTTAACGACTGAAAAACAAAACGAGTGGACACAGTACCGCACTGATTTGCTCAACGTCCCACAGCAAGCAGGCTTTCCAAACACCATCAACTGGCCCACTAAACCAGAGTAACGCGCATGGCTCTCATACCGCTTAAAATCCCCGCAGGCTTCTACCGCACAGGTACGGAGCTAGACGCTTCTGGTCGTTGGCGTGATGGCTCACTTGTTCGCTGGCGTGACGGGTCACTGCGCCCTATCGGCGGTTGGCGTATAAATGAAAACATTGCAAGGATTACCGAAAATGCGCCGCGCGGTATGCATACTTGGGAAGATGACAGTGCTTCACGGTATATTGCAGCAGGTTCCTACAACGAATTAATTGCCGTAATTTCTAGTGGCACTGAATATGACATTACGCCTGCTGACTTAGCAGTGGGCAATGAAGATGCCGCAATCCGCTTGGGATATGGCGATGGGTTTTACAACACAGGAGCCTACAATACTCCGCGTCCAGATACAGGGAATTTAGTTGAAGCAACAACGTGGTCTGTAGACAATTGGGGTAGCTATCTAGTAGCGTGTTCAACGCAAGATGGTAGATTGTTAGAATGGCAGTTAAATACAAGCCCATTGCAGCCCGCAGCGCCGATTGCAAATGCCCCTACTGGAAATAGTGCGCTTATCGTAACAGAGGAACGCTTTATCTTTGCGTTAGGAGCAAACAACAATCCGCGTAAGGTTCAATGGTGTGATCGCGAAAACAATACGCTGTGGTCGCCAGCGGCAACAAACGAAGCAGGTGACATAGAACTGCAAACCTCTGGTCGGATACAAACTGCAATTCGTACACGCGGTCAAACGCTAATCATTACAGACGTTGATGCACACACAGCACGTTACATCGGCCCACCCTATGTATATGGCTTTGAGCGCGTTGGCACATCTTGTGGCATCATTTCACGCAAAGCAGCGGCAGACGTTGACATGGGTGTATTCTGGATGGGCAACGGTGGGTTCTATCGCTTTGACGGTAACTTGGTTTCCGAAATACCGTGCGATGTCCATGATTATGTGTTTGATGACATGAATACTTCACAGAAAAGTAAAACGTGGGCATTTACCAATGGTCAGTTTGGAGAAATCTGGTGGTTTTATTGCTCATCTAACAGCACAGAAATAGACCGATATGTGGCGCTAGACTACAAAGAAAACCATTGGATCATTGGTGACTTGTCCAGAACTTCTGGCGCACCTCGTGGTGTTTTTGAATATCCAATGCTTATGGGTCAAGATGGCGCAATGTATGACCATGAGGTGGGCCTATCGTATGTAGATAAGCAAACGATCACAGTTACAGTTGCAAATGATGGTTCGGGCAATGTGTTCTACATAGATGGTTCCGATGATGAAGATGCAAAGCCACAGATTACCTTAAAGCGTGGCTACACATACATCTTTGACCAATCAGACAGCACCAACGCAAACCACCCGATTGCATTCCGCGAAAGCGACGACACCTCTTACACGGATGGCGTTACGACAACTGGCACGGCAGGCACAGACGGTAAAACGACATTTGTTGTGCCAAGCGATGCGCCTAGTGCGTTGAAATACTACTGCACTGTTCACGGTAACTCTATGGGGAACAGCGTCACTGTCGTGAACGATACTGGCGTATTCGCAGAAAGCGGCCCGATCAGCATTGGCAACGGAGATAACATTATGCAGGTCACAGACTTGATACCTGATGAAAAGACGCAGGGCGATGTAGATGTCATCTTCAAAAGCAGATATTACCCTAATGACACAGAGTACACGCACGGGCCATATACACCGTCTAGCCCAACAGCGGTGCGCTTCTCAGGTCGCCAGATCAGAATGCGCGTGGAAGGTGACGCTCCATACGCAGCGTGGCGTGTTGGCACAATGCGGGTAGACGCAAAAGCGGGTGGGCGTAGGTAATGGCAGCACCCGTACTCCCACCGATTGGCGACAACGTAAAGGCTTGGGGCAATAACCTAACCGCATATCTGCGCAGGCAGCTTCCGCGTTTGTACTTTAAGACAGCAGACGACAACCCATCAGAGAACGGCGTTATCTTGTGGGATGACGAAGCGGGTTATCCCGTTGTCTCTAAGGGCGGTGAGTTTCGTCAGGTAATATTGGAGGGCGGTCACGCAACATTTATTCGCAGCACAGATGTTACGGCTGCGTCAGCGAATACTGCTTACTCAATTACTTACGATGCACCTAGCGGTAACTTCAAGATTGATCGTGATGCAACCAACAACGAGCGCATAGTGTTTGAGGAGGGTGGCGAGTATCTAATTAGCTTCACTGCTGAGATTAGATCGTCCAGCGGTAGCGATGTTACGTTTTACTTTTGGCCTGCAATAAACGGCACAAATGTGACAGGTTCTACTATGGTCAACACCTTGCACCAAAACGGTGCAAACTTAGTTGTGTCACGCGCTGCAATATTTGATGTAAACGACGATGATTACTTGGAAGTAAAGTGGGCTGTCAGTAATACGCACGGTAGTTTGAACGCTACGGCTGCAACTTCATTCGCGCCTGCATCGCCTGCGTCAACGCTTGCGATTACGAGGATACATGCGTAGGGGTGTCAAGGAAAAGAAAATGTGCTATAAAGCATTAAGGATTTCGGAGTAAAACAATGGGCGTTTTTGATTTTTTGTTTGGTAAGCCAGGCCAATCAGGGCAACTTGACCCAGAAACAAAACGAGCAAGGGACTTTTTACTAAACCAAATGCTGATGCAATACTCAGCAGGGCCAGTAAATGTTCCACAATACATGGCGGTTGCCCCACAAGCACAATATAGCGGCACAAATGCTTTGCTTAGTTCTTTGGGTTTAGAAGGCGTTGCGCCCCCTTCTATGCCTACAACGACAGTCGGCGGGATGGAAGTTTACACAAGCCAACCTTTCCAAGAGCAAATGGAAACCTCTTACGCAGAGCGTTATCCTGGTCAATACGATTATTTACGTTCGTTCTATATGGATCCAGTAACAGGTGAATTTGGTGAGCGTTCCTATGGTTACAACGATCCGATGGCTACGCAGCCTGTTGCACCAATTATCGGTGGCAGTGGTGGAGATGATGATGATCCGCTAGAACGCCATTATTCTATATTCCCAGAAACGCGACCTAAAACTGGCCCTTATGCATCAAAAGTATCAAGCAAATTAGATACAAAAGGCCAGATCGGTAAATACTCAGGTTCTATGGGCGGTCAATCAGTCTTTGATAAAATAAAATCTGACTTCAGTTATGCGGGTTCTAAAATCAAAAAAGACCTCGGCGGTCTGTTTGGAAAGGGTTAAATTATGATTGGCTCAAACGTATTTGGACAAGCCCAACAATACCAAACAGAAGCTGGTGATGTTTACCGTAGAATGGCTGATTTCCAAGCCCCAACAGTTCAAGCGGTAGGTCAGACGCAAGCACCAACACTCGCGCAAACAGACATTTCACAGTATATGTCGCCTTACACTGAGCAAGTTATTCAGCGTGGTGAGGCAGACATTGCAAGGCAGCGTGAGCAAGCACTTAACGCTTTAGGGGCGCAAGCCACACGCGCGGGTGCATTTGGTGGTTCGCGTTTTGGCTTGGCTGAAGGTGAAACATATGGTCAGTATGGACGCATGGCGGCAGACATGGCGGCACAACAGCGTCAGCAAGCATTCAATCAAGCAATGCAATCTGCGCAGTACGATGTAACGGCACAGCGTTCAGCGGCAGAGCAAGCGGCGGCAAGAGAGCAGGCTGCTCGCATGGCTAATGTTCAATCAGCGTTTACTGGCTTGGGTTATCAGCAAAGTGGCGCAGCGGGTTTATCAGGTTTAGGTCAAACAATGTTTGGTCAGGGTCGTTATGGTTTAGAGCAACAGCAACGTGCAGCGGCACTTGCGCAACAGCAGCAACAGCAGATGCTTGATGCGGCTCGTATGCAAACATTAGCTAACCTTGGTTATCCTGGTCAGGCACTACAAACAGGCACAGGCATTCTAGGCCAACTACCTAGCTCAGATATAAGAACATCAGGAACGCCAGGTTTGTTTGATATTCTATCGGGGATTGGTTCCATACCAGGGTTTGGCTAATGGCAACATGGCAAGAAATACAGCAGGGCATTTTCGCGGGTGAAAGCGGCGGTGATTACAATGCTTTGTTTGGCTATCAAAACAGACCAGGCGGCAAATTTGAGGGCGTTCAAGTTTCTGAAATGTCTATCGCTGATATTTTGGACTTTACCAATCCAAGCGGTGCGTATGGGCAATATGTTAAAAGCGCACGACCAGACCCAGAAATGGGTGTTGCTACGCCAGTGGGTGCATATCAAGTTGTTGGGACTACGCTACGCGATGCAGTGAAGGCATTGGACATTGATCCTAGCCAGAAGTTCAACAAAGCTACGCAAGATCGCATTGGTAAATATATTTTTGAGACGCAGGGCGCGAAAGCCTTTGCTGGATACAAGGGGCCGAAGATGGACGGACAGCAACCTACAGCACAGCAAATGCAGCAAATGCAACAAAAGCCAAGGGGCTTGATGGGTATTCTACGCGATCCCCGCACCCGTCAGGTTTTGTCATCATTTAGCCGCACAGAGTATGGTGAACGACTTGGCGAAATCGCGAAGCAAGATTTTGCGCGTCAAGAGGAATTGGCTGATTTGACAAGAGCCGAGGAAAAAGAGCAGAAAACCGTAAATCGCACTATTCAGGTTTTGCAACAGAAAGCCAAAGAAGGGGATCAATTAGCGGCAATGGTCTTAGAGGGGCTGCAAAGCGGTGCAATAGACCCAAAAACAGCGATGTCATTATATATGGGTAAAAGATTGGAAACACCAAAAACAGGTGAAACATTTACCACGATGACTGGTGCGCAATTAAACGAACTGCAAGGAACAAATCTTGATCCAGGTAAGTTATATAATGTTTCCTCTACTGGTAAAGTTACACAAGTAGGTGGCGGTGGTGTCACAATTGAAGGTGATAAAGGCGTTGATAAGTTTGCGGAGTTAGACGCTAAGACCTTATCAGAAACATTTTCTAGTGGCGTAACTGCCGTCAGCAACTTAAACAAAATCAATCGTTTAGATGCACTGTTGCAGAATGTAGAAACTGGAAGCATGGCTGCATTAAAAGGCGTAATGGGCAATTTGGGAATAGAAACAGAAGGATTGGGCGACATTCAGGCGGCACAAGCGTTAATAAATGCAATGGTTCCAGCGCAACGGCCAGCGGGTTCAGGGCCAATGTCGGACGCAGATTTAGAATTATTTAAGCAATCCTTGCCACGTTTGATAAACCAACCGCGCGGTAATGAAATCATCATAGCAACATTGCGGGGTATAGCCCAATACGATGCGATGGGTGCTGATATTGTTCAGCGTTATAGAAACGAAGAAATAACAAAGGGACAGGCTTTTCAAGAGCTTATGTCACGACCTGATCCGTTCGGGGCAACAGCTAACCCATCAAGTTATTTTTAGGAGATCATAATATGGATTTTTCAAAAATATCTGACGCAGACTTAGAAGCGGCAATAGAAAAGGCAGTTGCAGCAGAAGATTATATAAACGCTTTAGCTTTTCAGGATGAATTAGGAAAGAGAGCCGAAAAAACCTATAAAGAGGCGACTAAAACATCTGTAGGTGAGCAGGCTTTGACAGGTGTATATGAAGGCATTGCGCGTGGTCTTGGCGCACCTGTAGACATACTTACTGCGGGTTACGAAGCTGCAACAGGTCGTGAAGTAGAAAAACCTGTTGGCGGTTCGCAAAGTTTGCGTGATTTATTTCAGCTTTTAAGTGGTGGCGAGGCTATGACAGATGTTGAGCCTCAAACAACTGCTCAAAGGGTTGTAAGGGGTGGCACAGAGGCAGTTGGTGAAGCGATACCAGCAGCAGCGACATTAGCTGTGGCAGGGCCAAAGGCAGCGGTAGCAGCGGCACCTACTCTATATCAAGGTGCTAAAGGTGCGTTAGCACAGGTGCGAACAGAAGCGGCAAAAGCCCCAGGTATGTTTGCAGGCACAGAAGCGGCAACAGCATTTACTGCGGGCCTTGCTGGTCGTGCGGTTGAGGAAGTATTGCCAGACAGCCCAACTGCTCAGTTTCTAGGAGAAATAATTGGTGCGATTGGTGGTGCAAAAACTGCGGGTATAGCAGATAGGTTAATTGCAAAAGCACCATCTGGCCCTCTGACTGCGGAACAAATGAAACGTGAAGCTGGCAATTTATACGAATTGCAGAAAAAAGAAGGTTTATCAGCCCAACCCGCCGTGACCGAAAATATTTTTGGTCAGGTTTTCAAATACTTGGATGAAGATGGATTTTTAGAACCTGTTCGGGGTAGCAACAAGGTTCGTATTGGTGCTGATTATGCAAAACTTCGCCCAATATATAATCTATTAGAAGCATACATGGACAAAGGCATGACTGCTGCAAACATTCAAACATTGCGCAGGTCAATATCAGGTCGCATGGATGATGCCAAAGGAAGTGAAAAAAGCGCATTGCGTAATGTTCTGCGTATTTTTGACGCAAATACGGCTGAACTTGCGCCTGAAATACAGGTGGCAAATGCTTTATACAGTAAGGCGATGAAAGCAGACCAAGTTGAAGAATTACTAGAGTTAGCAAAATCACGCGCAACTAGCAGCAACTTGGATATGGAAAACGCAATACGCACCGAATTTAGACCACTTCTGCGCCGTATAATACAAGGCAAAGAGCGCGGTTGGACACAAGCAGAACGTGATCAAATTACTCAAATTGTTGAGGGCGGTTCTACTGAAAATATGTTGCGGTTCATTGGTAAGTTTGCGCCATCTGGTGTTGTGTCTTTAGGTGTTACGGCTGGTCTGCCTTATAGTATGGCTTACAGTGCAACGCGTGATCCAGCAATCGCAGCGGGTGCGGCTGGCGCAACGATGGCTGTGGGATTGGCTGGTAGAACAGCAGCAGCAAGACTTCAAAAGCAAAATGTTGATCGTCTATATCAAAGTATGATTCAGGGCAGAGATATGACACCAGCTTCACAGCAACGATTATATGCAGCATTAACAGCATATCTAGCTGGTCAGGCAACAACTCAATAAGGAAACAGATATGCGCATTGAACCAATGGACGAAATGACGGTTGAAGGCATCATCCAAAAGGCTGTGCAAGATGCTGTGGACTTTATTGAGGCTGAAATATCTGAGCCAAGGCTAAAAGCCCAACGCTACTTTGATGGCGAAACTGACATTGGTTACGAGGATGGTCGGTCTAAAGTTGTTGCTACAAAGTGCCGTGACGTTGTTCGCGGTATTAAACCATCTATTCAGCGCGTATTTCTAAGCACAGAAAACCCTGTTGAGTTTGTGCCTCGTATGCCAGAGGACGTGCAAGTAGCAGAGCAAATGACACGTTATGCAAACTATAAGTTTATGCAGAACAACGGCTATCGTTTGCTGAGTGACGTATTCCAAGATGCGATGGTAAAGAAAACAGGCATTGCCAAGGTAATGTTTGAGGATAAGACGCGCAGCGAAATCTACACTGTTACGAATCTGACGGACGAAGAATACCAGTATATGGTGGAGCCTGACGATATTGAGGTTCTAGAGCATACGGTAACTGCAAGCATAGAAATTGATGAAATGGGCGTAGAGATTGAGCGTCCTATTCACGATGCAAAAGTTAGCCGCCAAATTCCTGATGGGGATATTCTTATTGAAAGCATCCCGCCAGAGGAGTTCTTCATTGATAGAAATGCGCGTTCTGTTGATGACTTCTTTGTAGTGGGCCACCGCACAGACATGACCGTGGGCGACCTAATCGCGATGGGTTATGACGAGGACGAGTTGTTTGGCCTTCAAGGGTCTATGGCTACGTTTGAGGCAGAGGCAGAATATGAACGCCGTGGCTATGCTGTGGACGAAGATGATGATGAAAGCGCAGACCCAACTTCTAAAAAAGTTGTGGTAACTGAGGCTTATATGAAGGTGGATATTGAGGGGACTGGCATTCCGCAGCTATACCAATTCATCTTGGCAGGCACCAACTACAAGATGCTTTCATATGAACTAGCAGACGAAGTGCCGTTTGCGGTGTTTGAGTGTGATCCAGAGCCACACGCATTCTTTGGGCGTAGCCTTGTTGATTTGGTTATGGACGATCAGGATGCGGCGACAGCTATGTTGCGCGGTGTTCTTGATAACGTAGCACTAACTAACAACCCAGGCTTGGAAATCGTAGACGGTCAGGTTTCGGTAGATGATCTTCTAAACAACGAGATTGGGCGTATTGTTCGGGTTAAGCAACCTGGCAGCATTCGTGAGCAAGTTGTTCCTTTCACAGCGGGTTCTACGCTCCCTGCACTACAATACTTTGATATGTTGGTAGACAACAAAACTGGCGTATCTAAGGCGGCACAGGGTCTTGATCCTGATGTGTTGCAGAGTGCTACGGCTACAGCGGTTGCGGCTACTATGGAAGGTGCTGCGGGGCAGGCAGAGGTTATTGCGCGTAATTTTGCTGAGGGCGGCATGAAACGCCTGTTCCAACTGATTGTTTCTTGTATCACCAAAAATACAGACAAAGAAGAAATCATCCGTCTAAATAACCAGTTCGTTGCAGTTGATCCGCGCGTCTGGAATGCAGACATGGATTTGATTGTAAACGTGGGTGTTGGCACTGGACGCGAAAACGAAAAGGCTGCGGTCTTGCGCGAAACCCTACAGATGCAAATGAGCGTGTGGCAGCAATACGGCCCGAACAATGGGTTGGTGACAATGACGAATGTTCGTAATACGCTTGCGGATATGTTGGCGGCTGTAGGCTTGAAAAACGCAGAGCGTTATTATTTGCCAGTTACGTTTGAAAGTGAACAGCAGCTAATCGCACAGAAACAGCAAGAGGCTGCAATGCAAGCGCAACAACAACAAGGTATGCCTGCAAGCGATCCTAACCAAGCGTTCTTGGCAGCGGAGCAAATGAAAGCTCAAGGCAAGATGCAAGTGGATATGGCTAAGTTGCAGCTAGACGCACAAAAGGCACAAGCTGACCAACAGTTTAAGATGCACGAATTGGCGATGAAAGATGATCTATCGCGTGATGAAATGGTGCAAGACTTGGCTGTTAAGGTTGCTGAGATACTTGGCAAATACGGATCAGCTATTGATGTTGCAGCGGTAAAGGCAGAACAAGACGCGCCTAGACCGCATAACGAAGAAATGATGGGTGGTTATGGATTATAAGAAACGTGCATTCAGGGCTAAAGAGCTACTGCGCAACGATGACTTCCTAGCCATCCTACAAGATTTGCGTGATCGCCAGATGGAGATTTTCGCGAATACCGCCGCCCAAGAAACGGATAAACGTGAGGAAGCTCACGCTGTTTTAAGGGCATTAAACCAAATTAAGTATCTTTTGCAGGCAGACGTTGATGCAGAGAAACTTATAGAGAAAAAAGGATCGGCACCGCAATGACGACTGAACCCAACCCAAGCAGCATTGATGCTATTGCAAATTCACTTATGGCGGCAGAGCCTACCAGTGAAAGTAATCTAAACGAAGTTGCAGACGATTTGATCTTGGAACCTCAAGACGTTGAACCTGAGATTGAAGAAGAAGCAGCCGAGAGTGAAGATGTCGCTGACTACGAAAGCGATGATGATGAGTTCGTAGATGAGGATGAATACGCAGACGAAGCAGCCGTTCCGATGGAGCTTTCTGATGAATTAGAGCTAGAGGTTAAATCCGATGGCGTAACGAAGAAAGTGACCCTATCTGAGCTAAAGCGTGGCTACGCTGGACAAGATTACATCCAAAAGACGATGGAACAGAACGCCCAACAGCGCAAAGAGGTTGAGCAACTTTCCGAAGTCATGCAGCAAGATCGCCAACGGTTGGCAGAACTTGTTAATGCACTTGAGCAAGGCAACGCTCCCATGAGGCCACAACAACCATCAAAGGAACTGCAAAACAGTGACCCTTTAGGTTATTTGGAAGCGATGGAGCAATACCGTCAAGATGTCGCACAATACGACCAATTCCAACAACAAACACAAGCTGAGTTGGAAAAGTCGCGGCAGCAAGATTACGCATTATCTCAGCAATATGCGCAACAACAAGCCGAGTTACTTCGCCAAGAGATACCAGAGTTGAATGATCCTGAAAAAAGCAAACAGCTTATGACGGACATCACAGATGTAGCAACTAATTACTACAAGGTGCCTCAAGAGGTATTAGGGGCGTTGACGCATGGTTGGGAGTTTAAAATTATGCGTGATGCGGTGGCTTATCGCAAACTTCAGGAGAAAAAGGGCAAGGTAGAGGAAAAAACCAAAGCCGCGCGTCCTTTAGTCAAGCCTGGTGCTAAACAGTCCAAAACCCAATCGTCCGAAAGGAAACGCCAACAGGCACGGGCGAAAATGCGTAAAGATGGCTCACCCGATAGTGTAGCCAATTTTCTCTTGTCATAGTGAAAGGACACTACAATGGCTGTAACAGCTAATACAAACGAGACATATGATGTCTCTACAATTCGTGAAGACCTCAGCGACGCGCTGGCATCTATCACGCCGACAGAAACTATTTTCATGTCTACAATCGGCACACGCAACATTGACAACACTTACTTTGAGTGGAGTGAAGTTGATCTTGCAGCGGCTGGTGCAAACCGTCAGATTGAAGGTGACGTTGGTCTATCTAACTCAGCACCTACAAATGCAGTTCGCAAAGGAAATTATTCACAAATTTCAGCGAAAGTTGTAGAGGTGTCGTCAACTGCGACAGCGGTCAACGGTGTAGCAGATGCACAGTCAGTTGCGCGTCAGGTAGCTTACAAGCTGTCAGAAATGAAACGCGACATGGAAAAGATGTTGTTGGACAACGTAGCAGCGTCAGCGGGTGCTTCTGGCACAGCGCGTCAAACTGCGGGTCTACCAGCGTTTTTGACATCTAACACTGCGCGTGGCACTTCTGGTGCAGACGGCACAACATCTGGTTCTGGTGAAGCAGGCTACCCAGATGCGGCAGCTACAGACGGCACACAACGTGCAATCACAGAAGACATCCTAAAAGGTGTTATTGCTGATTGTTGGGACAGCGGTGCAGAGCCATCAGTTGTTCTATGTGGATCGTTCAACAAGCAAACTATTTCTGGCTTCACAGGTAACGCGACACGTTACAAAGAAGCAGAAGACAGTAAGCTAAATGCTGCGATTGACGTCTATATCAGCGATTTCGGGGAATTGCAGATTGTTCCTGCGAGGCATGTGCGTGCGCGTGATGTGTTCGTTCTTGATCCGAACTATGCAGCGGTTGCTTACCTACAAACAGCGAAGCAAGAACCTCTTGCAAAAACTGGTTTGTCAGAACGCCGTTTGATCTCTGCGGAGTATGGCCTACAGGTCACTTCACAGAAAGCACACGGTGTCGTTGCAGACTGCACAACATCATAATAGATTGGGGGCTACGGCCCCCTTTCACTTTGAGGTGGTAGTATGGCTAAAATTAAAATCACAACAGATAGAACCTGGGTCGGCGGCAAGAAAGCCGAAAAGGGCCAGACATACGAAGTAACAGCGGCAGAGGCTAAAGTTCTTATTGCTAATGGCTTCGGTGAAGAAATTACAAAGGCTGCGCCAAAACGAGCGCGTGATGCTAAAGGGAAACTAAAAGCTGATGACCCTTCTACACCAGATGTAAATGAAGCGTGGGAAGGCGGGAAAGCACCAAAGAAACGCGGAAGGCCAAAGAAGAATGGATAACATCTTAGATACCTCATGGCATAGTGAAGATGATAAGGTTGTTGTAAAACGCAGCCAAGATATTCAAAGCATTTTGGACTTCAACAAAGAGCGCAATATTGACGGTCACAATAAAAAGTCAGACATGCGTTTGGCTGGTTCAATACCTTTTGTGGTTGCTGAAATGTGGTCGCGGGAATGCGGTGCTAAAATAGGATCGCAAGAGTTTGCAGAATATGTTAAAAAGAAGTTGATGAGTGGTGAATTTAGCAAGCTGATTGCGAATGGTTATTAGGGCTAAAACAATGAAATTTGTGCAAGATTACATGGGTTTTGTAATTGCTATTGCTGGTGCGGCAGTTGCTGCGGCATGGTGGGTTATCAACAATGTTCTCACGAGCAAATCACAGGTTAAGCTATTAGAGCAAAAGACTGATATGATGATTCAGATGATGGCAGAAATGCGTGAAGATCAGAAAGAAATGCGCAAAGACATCCATCAGTTGATGACCAAGTGATGCTATGGATCCCGTTAGCTGCGTAGCACTTGCAACAGGAGCGTATAAGACGCTTAAAGCAGCTATTTCTACGGGCAAAGATATACAAGAAATGGGCAACACGATTGCAACGTGGGGCCAAGCCTTTTCCGATTTCAATAGATTAGAAGAACGTCAGAAGAACCCGCCTTGGTGGGAAAAGACGTTTAAAGGTTCTGATGAAGAAACGGCGATCTTGATTTGGAACCAGAAGCGCAAAATGGAGCAAATGCGCAAAGAAATTAAAGATCATATTTCTTTCATATATGGGCCATCGGCATGGGATGAGGTTCTTAGAATAGAAGCGGAGCAGCGGCGTATTCGCAAAGAGGCTGCATACAAAAAACAAGAGTTTATAGATAACTGCATAAATTGGGCGGTTGGCCTTTTGGCTTTTGCAGTTGGCGGGGTTTTACTTGTTGCTGCTATTTATATTGTTGGTAAAGCAAGGGGGCGGTGGTGATGCTGTATATACTTGTGTTTATACAATACATTCCATCAACGACATTAAAGTATTACCAAATAGGGCCATCATATAGCACGTTTGAAGAATGCGAACAGGAACGCAGAAAAGCAAAAGAGGGTTTAATAGTTCACAACAGCCAAACGGTGGCTTGTCTTGAGGTTAGTGGAAAATAAACTGGGTCAGTGGGTTGTTTTGACGGATGATAATAAAGTGGTTATCATCACTACGCATAAGAGAATAGCCGAAAGGTATTTCAATGAACAAGGAAAACTACGATCTAAACGGAAACGGAAAGATTGATCCTGATGAGCGCGAGATCATGCTTGAAGATCGTCGCAGGCGTATGGAAGATCAAGACGCCAAGAGAGACACGCAGAGGCGGCTTACAGTAGCGTGTACGGCTGGAATGCTTGTCTACCCGCTAGTTATCTTTCTCGCAGTATGGGTGGGCTTAGATCGGGCCGCAGAGCTAATTACCGATATAGCTAGTGTTTATGTGATTGGTGCCAGTGGTGTTGTGGCGGCATACTTTGGTTTTAACGCAATGGAAGCCAATGTCTCGCGGAAAGAAAACGTAGATGTCAGGTGAGCAGGTACTAACGCACGTTATTGTAAAGCTGCTAGAGATTATTCTGGGCGTTGAGATGACGCTGTATCAGGGGGTTATGGTGTAATGTTTGATTTGTTGGGAAAACTGGTTGATCCAGTAAGCAACATTCTGGACAAGGTTGTTGAGGATAAAGACCAGAAAGCCAAACTTGCGCACGAAATCGCAACAATGGCAGAGCGTCATGCACAAGAGTTAGCGCGTGGTCAGATAGAGATAAACAAAGAAGAAGCCAAGTCACGCAACATCTTCATAGCAGGGTGGCGTCCGTTCGTTGGTTGGACTTGCGGGTTGGCATTGTTCTGGCATTTCTTGGGCTTGCCTGTCACACTTTTTGTGACGGGTTGGTTTGATTTACAGCATCCACCATTGCCAGAGTTTGACATGCAAAGCCTGATGACAGTGTTGTTGGGAATGCTTGGCTTAGGTGGGATGCGCACTTTTGAAAAGTTTAAGGGAGTAACGAAATGAGTTTTAAATTATCAAATCGCAGCTTGGGCAAGTTAAAGGGTGTTCACCCTGATATGGTTGCAACGGTTAAACGTGCTATTGAACTGACCAAGGTAGATTTTGGCATTTCATGCGGTTTGCGCACCGTAGAGGAACAGAAACGCTTGGTCGCTACTGGTCGGTCACAAACCATGAACAGCAAGCATATACCGCAGTCTGACGAATATTCACACGCCGTGGACTGTTTAGCGTATGTTGATGGCGATGTGGTCTGGGAAATCAATGTTTACGATGACATCTGCGATGCAATGGCTGCGGCTGCGAAAGAAACAGGTGCATCTGTTAAATGGGGTGCTGCGTGGTCGGAGGGTGATATACGCGCCTATAACAGCACCGCAGAGGCAGCTATGAACGCCTACATTGATCTAAGACGTTCACAGGGCCGCAGACCATTTATTGATGGGCCGCACTTTGAGTTAATGGCCTAAGTTTAGGTTTTATTGATCTGGATAGAGTGTTGGTGCGTATACAGTACATATTAACATCGCTATCCACGTTGAAATACTTATACATATCTTCATTGTCGCGGATTGCTATTTGACAAGCCTCATAGTCTGGCAAGATCAAATATGTTTCTATGTCAATCCCACGCAGTGAATATTCTATGTATAACGCTGTAAAAAATTCCATTGCACTCACTTTCTGTTTTGTTATCTTGTCGCAGTGGGCGGTTTTTACCCAGTTTTTGTTGGTAATCCCCTAGCTTATCCCGACACCTAGCAGCCGCCCACACGATCCTACTTTTCTCTTGGCAAATGCCACTTTTCAATCTGCGCCATAACTGCGTTTTCTGAGACACCCTCAACGTAGGCAATGTCATCTATGGTCATTTGTATGCAGAGCATACGGTTGACGCGCTGGGCAAGCTGTGAGGCTCTCTTAGGCCACTTGTAGGCGTATTCATTGATCTTCTTTGGGGTGCGAGGCTCTCTTGGCTTTGGCTGCACCTCTGGCTTTGCTGCTGTTTTCTTTTTGATTTCAGCTTTTTTCCAGTTTTCTTGTTCTCGTTTCATTTGCCACATTGTTGCGATTTCTGCTTCTGTCGGGCGTCGTCCATAAAGTTTCGTAAAACTTTCCGTCAGATTTACCATTAGATGTTATATCCTTTTTTCCTCAATTCTGCTGTAAACCGCCGCAGTTCTTGTTGTGCTGCGAATATTTCATTGTTGATGCCAGGTCTTGCATCTGTGCGGTATCGCTCATCTTGCAACCGATCTACCTGCTTGCGCAAGTATTTTAGTATCTGCTCGTCGGCTGGGTTTAGTTTCATCACCACCATCCTTTCACTGTGCCTAAAGTCCATGTTGCTACTGCGGCTGCAAATAGCACTGCTATAATTGTGTCTTCCCATGTCCACTTACCATAATGCATTACGCTGCCCCCCATGCTACGTCTTCATAATGCTCAAACCATTCGGGGCTTTCCAAATATGCCTTAATGCGCTTTGGCAGTTTGTAAGCGTCTGCGCCTTTAATCTTAGTGCGGCCCTCTGCTAGGTGAACATAATCTAAGTCAAAGTAATGTTCATCGTGGTCTAGTGATCCTACGATAACAATTTTAAACTCAACACCCTTAACCTCAACTATTGTTGTTGCGTGGTGCGTTGTGCGTCCTAGTGTAAAAAATCCCATTGGTTCGCTTCCTTTCTTACTGTATATGTAAACAATAGCGTTACTTTTTGTCAGTGTAAAGCATAAAAAGTATTTATTTGCGTTTTTATTTACAGGTGATAATCTGCCGCCATGTATAAGGTAGAGATAGAAGTATCAGGACAGCCGCAGGGCAAGGGCAGACCGCGTTTTACGCGCACTGGACACGCTTATACGCCACCAAGGACTGCTGAGTATGAACAGCGAATTAGGGCGGCTGCGTGGGCTGAAATGCAGCGTCACAACTTAGACCCCACCGACAGGCCAGTAGCGGTTGATGTCATAGCGTTTATGAATATCCCGAAGTCTTGGACTAAGAAGAAAAAGCTAGAGGCTGAATATGGTGCGATAAGTGCTGTTGGTAAGCCTGACCTAGATAATATCGCAAAGGCAGCTCTAGACGGTATTGCAGGCGACACAGGCGTTATCTTTGACGATACCCAGGTAGTAAGCCTCAAATGCAAAAAGACGTTCTGTCACCCTGATCGTGGGCCTGTTCTCTACATATCAGTGTCTTGGACTGAGCCAGAGGAATAAGACCAATCAGGGCCGTATTTTTCACGCCATTCTAGCGGCGATTTGTGGATAGCCAATTTGCTACTGTCCCATAAACCTTGGTGATGACCTTCGCAAAGCGGGATCGCAGTTTCATCAGATCGTTTTCTAGTTCCGTGGCGATCATGTATAGGGTGATGGGCTGTTGTTGGTGATCGTTGGATTTCGCCAAACTTGCGACAAACGCAGCAAGGTTTTTCCCGAACTTCTTGAAGGTATTTTTCATTCTTCTTTGCTTTCGGTTGTTTCTGGTATGGCTTCCGACCCGTCAGGTTCATTTGCTTTCCTTATTATTGTAAACACCTCACGCGGTACAAAACGGCAAACTTCAATTTCTTCTTTGTTGTTTGTTCTGTTCATGCCCATGAAAGTAACACGGTAATCTGGGATGCATTCTATGTTATTTACATCAACATAACCGATGGTTTTGCAATCATACCAGTGTACCATGAAAAGCGATGCAACACCTGTCATTTGTGTTTGTTGCTGCCCCAAGACGAGCTTTGACATCGGTATCATTATTTCTTTGAGGTTGTCGTATCGGTAATTCACAATCCTCATTTCTATAAACACGCGCGGTTTTTGGCTCTCCTTTGCTCTAGCGACAGCATCATAAATACTAAACTTGCGCTGTAATTTGCATACGCAATTCCAGTGTTGTGAAACAAAGTCTGCTAATTCTTGCTCGCGCCGTTCATGTTCTTTAGTCACCTGATATTGGGTCATAACCAAGTGTCTCCGCTAATTTAGCCATAGCCATTTCAAAGTAGCTGTTAAATTCGTCTTGCTCCATATCGTCAAAGCTAATGCTGTCTATGACGCGCATATGGCAACCCGCTAGGTTATTCCAACGCATCTTTATATACCCACACGCCCACTTTAAATCGTTGTGCAAGTGATCGTCCGTGGGCCACTTTCCAGTAGCCTCACGCACTTTGCGCAGCGTTGCCCAATACAAGTTATGTTGTGGGTTGGAACGCTTCTTTGTTTTCTGCATGTTGAAAACGGTGCCTTGTGAGCAATCTTCTAGCTGTATTGCATCGTATTCCGTTAGTGGAACCAAAGCACCCTCAACCTTCATCACTTGTATCTTACCACTGGCCATTTTTCCATTCACTCACTACCCTATTCACCTCTTGTTTTATCTCGTTGCGAAAGCCGCCGTATATTCTAAGAGTTTGTGCTTTATTGTAGTTAAGGAACATAAACATGCCGCGCATAAACCACTCGTTATTCATAGATCGTCCATCTTGAATTGGAAAACCCTCTGAAAATTGCCTCATCATTTCGGTCATTAAAGGTGTAAAATCTTTTACGCTGTAACTACCAAGTGCCTGGTATTGTTCTGCTGCAACGTTAAAATTTGCGCCTATTGCCGTTGCCATGCAAAATGCAGCCCGAAACGGTGCTGATCTAACGGCTTTTGTTTTTGGCTTTATTTCTTCGTGAATAAATTTGCTGGCTTCCATTAGGTGACTATCTGCCACTTGCAAAATATCAGATGCTACTGGTTTTGCAGTTCCTGTGCATCTTAATATGTATTGTATGGGCTGCACTACTGGTGAAGGTAGCCGCAGAATATCTGCATTTGTTCTTAGCTTTCCTTGGTCTAAAATCTTGAATATTTCGTCAGCATGATCTGCGACAGCAAAAATCATTTGTTGGTCTACTTCGCTATCTACAATAGCCTCTAACCTATGTTGCCCATCCACTATGTTTCCGTCTTTTCTAAATATTAAAGCACATGGTGTTTTTACCCATCTTCCAAGTTGCATCTGCAACGACATATGTTTCATATGCATATTAGAAACACGTCTATTGCCTTCGTTTTTACGCAAAAAATCTCTGGCGAACATTGGCGTAATGGTCATTTCGTAATAAGCAAATTCATCTGTTTTACCTATTAGCTTTGCTTCTCTTGGTGGAAAGTTTTTCATTGTTTTACCTTACTTTTGCTTTGTTTAGTGGGGGATTTACAGAACCCTTCCCCCAGAGGGCGCTCCGACATGGGTGGCTTGTGAACACCCACCTCGTCTGTTCCTAAAATGGTATTTCGTCCGATAACTCGTTTGACAGGTTTGCGCCTTCTGGCATCCGTTCATGTTCGGTATGCTTCACATCGCTTTTGGGTGGGCCTGCAAACTCTACCTGGTTTGCGCTGATGTTATAGTAAGTGGTTTTTTTGCCGCCATACTCTTTTTCATCTATACTGAGCTGTCCGCTAACAACTACTTTGCGTCCTTTTTTGATGTGGTCGGCAAGTTTGGTGTTGTAGTAATTGCAGCTAAACCAGTCTGTCCCCGCATCGCGGCTATAGCCCTTGTTAACCGCGACAGAAAAGGTGATAAACTCCCCTCTCTGGTTCTGACGAATTTCACTGTCTTTACCGACAGTCCCGACAATCGTGATAACTTTCATATCATTAACTCCACTTTTCTTTTTTCGTGTGCTTCTAAAACTTGTTCATATTGTGCCTCTGTTAGATCAGGGCTGTTGATGATTTTGGTGTATTTGCTCTCCGCTTTGTCAAACTGTTCTTGGGTGCAGTTTTCATAGAAGGTTAGCATAGCGTCTACGCGGTCATCTAAGTTAAGCGTCATTGAGGGCGTGGCTTCTTTTGGCTTTGCAGCTTTGAAATCGTCTGCTTCTTCCTCTGAGTAAACATCGCCGTGCAAGCCTACCAGTTTAAGTATTACCCGATCCTTGGCGCGTTTCTCTGCCATAGCGAAGGGGTAACTGTTTTTGTTGTTGTATGGTGCCGCTTCGCCAATAGACCACTCTGTAGCCTCTGCCATGTGGCCTGTTACACATATAACCGCCTCTTTAGCGGCTACGTCACATGCTATGATCTGCGGTTGGTCAAATACAATGTTGTGGTGCGCGGCTATCTTTTCCAAAGCCTTGTGCAATACAACTGGTGTTCCGTGGCAATCCCAAACCGCTTGGCGTTCTGTTAAGCCAATGTCTTTTAGGATTTCTTGCAAACGTGCGGGTAGTTTCTTAGCCATTATTTCATCGCCTCTTTTAATGCATCGTGTTCTTTGTTTGCTTGTGAAATGCCTTCGTCAATAGCGTTCATTGCAAGCACAACGTCTGATGATAACATGCTGTTTTGCGCTGCTACCAAGCAAAGTTGTTTATATATAGCTGCTTTAATAGCCAATGGTGTTGGGTGTTCATGTGTCATTGTTTACCTCATTTATTGCTATTTACTGTTTACATAATTATTTTTAACCTGTAAAGCATAAATATACAAATTGTTAATGAGGATGATAATGGAAAAGAAAACAATGTTACGCGCAGATGAAATACGCCGCCGATTGCGTGACCGTAATTTATCGGCTGTAGCGCGTGAGGCTAAAATATCGCGTCCTGTTTTATACCAGATTATGCGTGAGGATACCGACCCACGTTATAGCACTGTGGAACGGTTATCGGATTACTTAGAGGATTTGTCATGACAGTTACAAAGAACACACGCGCTGGGCAGAATGGTAAGAAGATTATTTGCACCCACTGCGGCAACATGAATACCGTTTATCACTTTTCTTGGGCAGCAATAACCTGTGGTGGTTGTGATCGTATGGTAAGCAAAGAAAATTTCTTAGACCCAGCGAATATGTCTAATTTAGCAGAACGTTGGTATAATTACACATGCTTACATGACGGTGAAATAGTGTCGTTTGATACCTGGCTAAACCGATGAAAAAACCCCCAGTCAAGAGACTGAGGGCTTTAGCAATAAGTAAGGATGCTGTATAATAAATGTGTAGAACCAGCGAGGTCAGAATAACAAACCTCGCCCAAATAAGAAAGGGCAAAAATGTCTCATTACATGACTGCGTTAGCTATGAAGCAACAGGGTTTAAAACCATCCACAAAAATTGTGTTGTATTGGTTAGCTGATCATCATAACGGCGAAACAGGTAAATGCTTTCCTAGCATAAATCGTTTAGCTGAACTTAGCGAAATGTCTCGTAGGGCTGTGGAAGGTCATCTAGAAACCTTAGAAACTCTAGGTTTAATAAAGCGTATAAATCAATTTAGAGAAACAGGCGGCAAATCTGCAAATTCTTACATATTAGAACTTACAGGAACATATGAGAACATAAGCGATGCGCAAAATCTGCGTATGGTATGCGAAAAATCTGCGCATGGGGATACGCAAAATCTGCGCATGAATAACCTTGGAATAAATAACCTTGGAAAAGAAACTAATAATTCATCATCTAACGATGAAGTAGATTATTATTTTGATCAGCTTTGGTCTTTGTATCCTAGAAAGGTAGGCAAGGGACAAGCGCGTAAGGCATTTAAGGCAGCTTCAAAGAAAGCAGACTTCTATGATCTACTTCCTAAGCTGATGGATTATGTGCAGACGTTAGAAGGCAAAGACAAACAATTTATACCGCACTTAGCCACATGGCTGAACGGTGAACGCTGGGAAGATGAGGTAGAAGCATGACACACGAAGAAAGAATTAGAGTTATTCTGGGTGAACTTATCAAGATAATGGAAGGCTATGCGGAGCCAAAACATTTAAACACCCAAAAGAAAAAAGAGGACGAAGCTAGAAACATTGTGCGGATGTTAAATCAGAAGTTTCCAAACGACACGACAGAGGATCACATTCGCGGCACAATGGATCGGGCGATGCTAAAGCTAAAAGAGGCGCACAAGTCACGCACTTGGCCTACAGCAGCAGATATTAGCGCAGCCGTTTCAAAGTCTATGAATACGCAACGGTCAAACATCCAACCAAGCAAGGGGCCGTGGAAGCCTGACACCCTGGCACTAAACGCCAAGCGTATCATTGCAGGGGAACCAGTGGGTGAGATGTATATACGCGGTAAGTTGGCAGATAAGATGGTGCAAATGGGCTTGATAACAGACGCGCATCTACAGCCATATTTAGAATACTTGTCAGCGAATAATATCCCTGCTAGAGTTGACCCACCTATATCATAGGTTTGCCTCACTGAAACTGCCCCCTCGCGTGATCGCTCCGCAGGGGGTGTTTTTTTGCCTAGAAGTGTGTTACTTTCTCAGCAAGAGCCGACCTCTCTCCCTCCCTGTTGGTCGTATGTAGCTCCATACATTTGGCTCTCCTCACTGACCCCCTGGACGCGGGCATGTTCGGGGGGTCTTTATTTCCTAAAAGAAAACCTTTATATTATTTACAAATCACATAGAGGGCGCACCCATGAAAGATGGACGGTCTTGGCCTGCGGATAAGGTTGAGCGTAGAAACATAAAAACCATTATCCCTTACGCAAGGAACAGTCGCACCCACAGCGACGAGCAAGTGGCGCAGATAGCCGCAAGCATCAAAGAGTGGGGATTTACCAACCCGATCCTGGTTGACGTAGATGGCGAGATCATCGCAGGACATGGACGTTTACTCGCAGCACAAAAGCTAGGTTTAGACGAAGTTCCATGCATTACGGCTGTTGGTTGGTCGGATGCACAAAAGAAAGCCTATGTCATAGCAGATAACAAACTGGCCCTAAACGCAGGGTGGGACGATAGTTTGCTAAAAATAGAGTTTAAAGAACTTACAGACTTAAATTTTGACGTAAAATTAACTGGTTTTAGCTTAGAAGAATTATCAGATTTATTTGCAGAAGAAGGTAATAAATACGAAGATGGCAAACCTGGAAGCATGGCGCAAAACTATGGGGAGCCACCTTTCAGCGTATTAGACACACGCAAGGCATCTTGGTTAGAGCAAAAACGCGCGTGGCGCACATTAATTGGCGACGATGGCGAAACAAGGGAAGATACGCTTGCAAACGGTGGAATGCTTGGCGATGTCAACAATGGCGTAAGTTTACTTGATCCTGTCTTAGCAGAAATTGTAGTGCATTGGTTTGGTATCAAAAACGGTTTGGTTTTTGATCCATTCGCAGGGGATACTGTGTTTGGTTTTGTAGCTGGCACAAAAGGCATGACATTTCAGGGCATAGAACTACGCCAAGAGCAGGCTAAATTAAATCAACAGCGATGCGATGAAGCAAAACTTTCTTGTGTTTACTATAACGACACAAGCGAAAACATGGATAAATATATAGAAGATAACAGCGTTGATTTAGTGTTCAGTTGTCCGCCATATGCCGATTTGGAAGTATATAGCGACGATCCAAAAGATTTAAGCAACATGAGCCACGACGATTTTTTCCAAGTCTATAAGCGCATTTTGCAAAATACCTACGCCAAACTTAAAGACAATAGGTTTGCGGTTATAGTAATGGGCGAAGTGCGAGGCAAAAAGGGAAGTTATATTGGCACAATACCCAAAACAATAGAGATAATGGAAGGGGCGGGATATAGATATTACAACGAAATAGTTTTGATAAATAGCGCAGGCACTTTACCGTTACGCGCTGGCAAAGCTATGCAGGCCACTAGGAAAGTCGGCAAAATGCATCAAAATGTGTTAGTATTTGTTAAAGGAAACCCCAAAACAGCAGCAGAAGATTTAGGTGAAATAAAAGTAGACTTAGGGGAAAGCGATGCAAACTAAGGGGCAGCATGTAACAGCCGATGTTTGGTGCGACGAGTATGATTACACAAACGCAGAATATTTGTGCGCAACCTTGGCTGAATGCATCGCAGCAAGTGGCCTTACCATACTTGGTTACAAGTTGCATGAGTTTAATAAACAGGGTGCTTTTACTTGTGTTTGGGTTCTTGGTGAAAGCCATTTTAGCATACACACGTTTCCAGAGCGCAATTTCTTTAGCATGGATTGCTATACTTGCGGTGAAAACGGTAAACCCCTGCAAGCTATTGCAGAGGCTTTAAGTTATTTTGACGTTAAGGAAAGTAAAATAAGGTTAATAGAGCGTGGCTAACGGTTTTTTATTATCTGTTAAACAAATGCGCTGCGCAGCCATTGGTGTCGCTTACAGCATAAATCATTGTGCGTTGGTCGCCAAAGCTATCAGCATATGCACACGCCTCGTCAATATTATTAAATTCTTGCTTAGTGCGCTTACCGCCAAAGCCGCGCACAGCAGTAAACATTACAGCAGTATCGTAACAGTATTGTTCAAATTCATTAAGTTTCATTGTTTGCCCTCCGTTTGTGTAAACATTATATATACAAACTGTAAAGGATTGCAATATGGAAAGTAAAGAAAATAAAAATAAAGGCGGTAGACCACTAATAGAGCTTAACGAAGAACAAAAGGGTGAGTTGGAAACATTAGCGGCTGTGCTTAACGTAGAACAGATTGCAGATTACTTTGGTATAAGCAGGCGCGTATTCTATGACATCATGGAAAGGGACGCAGAAGTTTCTGCACAGTATAAAAAGGGTAAAGCTAAAGCAGTCGGCTTCGTAGCACAAAACCTTATTCAAAAAGCTAGAGGTGGCGATCTTGGCGCACAGATATTTTACCTAAAAACACAAGCGGGTTGGAAAGAAACGCAAAAGGTAGAAGGCCCAGGTAGTGATGGCGAGCAT